TTAGTTTTTTTCGTTGGGTTTTGTACTTGTAGGTTTGACCGATTGACATTGTTGTCCCTTAAATTTTCGTTGTTGGTATTGGTATTCTTTGTCTTGGACTATTAGCCATGATCCTTTTAACAATGTTAAAAAAACGGCTATAGCTATGATGGATAAAGTAATTTCAGCTAAGACGTACATAGTTAGATCCAAGGTACGTCATCTTGAGAGGACTCACATTCACGTTGCGCATATAGTTGCCCTTCCATCTCGCCGAACGCCTGCATAAGGTCGTTGTATATTTCTGGTTGGCGGGTTTTTACCCATACGTTGACAAATTTAAGCGCTTCGCTTTGCATAACATTTTGTCGAGTTTCTTCGTCGTGGGTCTGCTCTAGTTTTAGGTATTCGTTAATGTCCATTGCTCGCTCCTCGAGGTTTGGTTTTATTCAAGCGTTGATATAAGTTTGTTGAGATACCACTGTGCTTTCTTTAAGTCTTCTAACGGTTTTGCTTTTCGCTCATAACGCCACAAGTATTTAAGCGCTGCTCCTTTGCAGTACCCTCGGAAAGCTTCTGGAGTCATTGATGCTTGTATAGCATCGATACACTCTATGTCGCCTGATGTGTAGTGGTTTGGTGAATTGACCATGTCTTCTTGGTCGTCAAAGTTATGTGCGGCCTGCATAGCTACGTCCGTAGGGTTGTTGTCGATAACAATTGATGGCTTTTCAACGGCGGGATGATCTCTTCGCAACCTATCCCACTCTGATGGTTGGGGGTTGTTAATACCAAAGTGCGCGAAAGCCATAAGTTGTTACCTGTCTGTCAGTTAATAAAAGCGCGTTGTAGCCACAAGTGCGCAAAGCTTGTTACTAAGGGAGGGGGACCCTTGGCTTACTCTTTGGAGGAAGAATATAAGTAATACTAATATTATCAACACTAATATGTCAAACTAAATAGAAGGATTTATAGTGTTATTTGTACCGTAGTCCCGAACGGCGCTTTGAGCTTGTTGGTACACACCCAAAGTACCGGGCATGTTGCTAGTTGTTCGCACCTAACAAAATCATCAGGATCAGATTCAAGGTCTGTTAAGTAGACAATTGCTTCTAGATCAGGGTAATTTTCGTTTAGGTACTCGAACGTAGGATAGAAAGCAGTGCCTCCGTTACCTTTTAACGTAAGCTCGGGTAGTTTGTCGCCGTGCTCTAACTCGTACGCTTCTTGTACTACATAGTCAGTTTGTACAACAACAACTTTTTCTGGTTGTATGTCACTGACTACAGCGTTGAGTTCGCCACAGAATTGCTCTTGGTACTCATAAGTTGATCCACTGGTGTCTCTGCATATGGCTATTGGTCCACATTGCTCACTGTACATAGACGGTAAGTACTCGTCTTCGCTGATGTAACCGCGATGTGGCTTACGCCATGAGTAGTCTAAGTTAGTCATTGATGTGAAGAATGGCCATAGTACATTACGCCAGTCGACTAAAGGTGCAACGATATCTGCAATAGCCTCTTCTATATCGCCTGACAACATACCTCGTTGCCTTGCAACTTCAGCTGCTTGTGTAACCGCAATTTGCCAGTCAGCTTCGTTAGCAGAGTTTGTTTCGTCGTTACCTTTAGTACTGTCAAGAACAAAGCCCCACTTCTGCCCTTCTGGGCAGTCGTCATAGATCAGGTTGTAGATCTGTTCAGCGGACATGTCATGATATTTAGGATCGTTTAGTGCGCCTTTAGGTAGTATAAACCCAGATTTTACAAGTATAGGGTTTAGGGCAAGGTCACATGCTACGTTCCATATATGCGGATCTCGCTCACCACGTCGTGTGTGGTGGTTGAGTACGCAGTGCATGACTTCATGAGCTACGCCGCCTATTAGTTCAAGGGGTGTTAATTTCTCGATGAACTTAGGTGAGAATAGTAGACGTACGCCGTCAGTAGCTAATGTTTGTATTGTGTCGTCTTCTGCTAGCTTGAGCTTTAACGACAATGTGCCAAAGAACGGCGCTTCCATTAGCATACGTGTGCGTGCTTTTAGCATCATGGTTTCGCTGGACATACTACGCTCCAATTAATTTAGATGTGAGTACTACTTGATTAGCGACGGTAGAGTCAAAGTTAACAGCTTCGCGGCGGTTGCGTGCTGATTGTTCGCGCGTTACTTTTTCGTGCATTTTGCATTTTATGTCGTTGTCTAAAAACGCGTCGCCTGCTGGCCATGCTTCTACGAACTGATGCGCTGTATTACATCGGTTGAGTAAGTCGTTTATGCTTGAGCGATAGCTACTAAACTTTGCATTTATTACTTTTTCTTCCGCTAAGAGCTTTACCATCTCGTCTAATATAGGTTGTTGATCTGCTTCACTAAGATCTGATACGTGCAGAGGGCATGTGTCAGAGTCACTTCTATATCTGTCGGGGGCATGAAAAACCATAACAGGAGCAGGCATGTCTACAACAAGCTCTAGGTTTGGATCGCGTCCGTAATTGTGGCCGGTTGCTAGTTCTTTTTCCTCAGAGCTTCTAGGCTCGCCTTTAAGCTTGAAAGTACTAGGGTTAAGCGTTTGAGGCAGTAAGTCGGGCATCTGAAAAGATTTATAGATTTTTACAACGCCGTTGGGTTCTGTATGCGCTTGTAATACGCGTCTAACAGCTGCCTGCACAGGACTGTTGTTGATAGCAGAAACTAATTTTTGACAAAATTCTGCTGTAGGTTTTGGATCAGGGTTGGTTTTTCTAAAAGCTAGCATTGCGGTGCGCAATATTTGATCGCGTAGCTCTCTAGATAATCGAACTGAAGCCATGTTATGTCTCCTTTTTTTAGGTTTCCAAAGGTTAGTTAAGGGGTCTTACATTAAGACGTCAGCGTTTGCTTCGGTCCATTTAGTAAACGAATCGTGGCTCTGCAAAGACATATCTTTTGATAAGGAGTCACGGATGGCTACTACTTGGTATTCAGGCGGCATGCGGTTGACATACTTCATGATGGCCTTGAATGTTTTTGGTTCAGCAACATTGGCAAGTGCGCCTGCGGTTGCATAGAGTACTGATGCTTCGGTAGGTACTTTTACAGTCGAGGGCTTTTTGATAATGTCTTGTGGGTCGGGCACATCTTTGTAGACTGCTCGATACGCAATGTACTCACCAGCAGCTCCGTCGCCTATGACTGATGCACACCCTGTGAACATGTTTTTGATGAAGGGTAGCTTTTTGTTAAGCATTGCCCATGTACGAGGTGTTGGAAATGCGTTTTCTGTGGCATCCATTGAGTGCAGCAACTTAGGTCTGTAACGTATAAACGATGTGATTGACTCATCGATGTCGTTGTTCATGGCCCACTTACAAAAGTCATTGACTGTTGGCTCTAGCTCGATGTGTGCAAATCGGTTCTTTACAGGTGTTGGCATTTCATGGACTGCGGCACGATCGGAAGCTCGGTTGCCCGCTGCAACAATGATTGTGTTGATCGGCAATGTGTATGTGCCAATACGTCCTGTTAGTAGTAGTTGTAACAAAGCATTCATCGTTGCTTTAGGTGCGTTTGGTAGCTCTTCAATGAACAGCAGTACTAAGCCGAGGTAGTCAGAGGGTGGGTAATCTTCTGGCACGCCGTAGCGTGTTCGGTAACTACCGTCTTCTTGCTCTACTACTTTAAGACCACCGCGTACGTCTACGGGGTCAAAGAGGTTGGCACGCAGCTCATATATCTTTGCGCCAATTCTTATGCCGTAATCGTAAACGATGTCAGACTTACCTGATCCCGGAGGACCCCATATCATGGTGTTGATCCCGGCTTTGCCGTTTACTTCCAGTTCTTCGTCTGCTTCTGTTGGTGATACTGTTCTCATAAATTGCTCCAGTCTATGTGTATTGTGCCGTTCTCATCGATAGAAGGTTCTCCACCGAACTCAGTGATAAGCGGCTCGAGGGTTTTGTTTAGTGACATGTATTCAGGGCGGTTTTCTGGTTCTGCTAACGCAGGATCTATACGTTTAACTTTGTAGAAACCTAGCTCTTCTGCATGGTCACTTGCGTCATAGGATGCATCGTCAGTGACTGCACATAACATTGGTTTTGACATGTGTATTCCTTACTTGGGGTTGACGGGTTTCCAACCGAATTTTCGGTAGGGGAATTTATCGGTCTTTGATAGGCCGAGTTTTTCTGTGCGCATTGATCGCTTTGCAACAAACAGCACGATGCTGATGATTAAGCCTGCAGTAAGGCCTGCAACCATCCCGGCAAACGTGCCTGCGAATATCCACATCAAGAAAAATGTAGCTATGACGTCGATTGCAATGTCAAAGCGTGCAATGCGTCGTAGATTGAATTTGAATAGTAGAAAGAGCAGACCAGCTGCTGCAATAAGTCCTGCTGTGAACATGTTATGTCCCCTGTTTTAGTGAGTTTGTTAACCTTGTAGTATTCGCGCCCATGCTTGGGCTAATTTTTCCCTATCGCTTTCGCTTTCTTTTGAGAATCGGGTGTTCATTGCGTCAAGTTTGAAGCGCACAGCCAGTTCGACTGTCTCTACTGCTTTGCACCATTCGACGCGCCTGCTGACTGACTCCATTGATGTCTCAAAGTCTTCCATTACTGGCTCTCCTCAATAGGTTCGTCGCTGTAATAACTAGGGTCAGTTAGTACATCGCCTCGGTAAGCACTGAGTTTTACAGCGCGGCATTTTTCGCATACTCGGCAGAGTGGTATGCCTCTGGCGTCATACTCCCACCAAGACTCTTCGTTGTTGTGCATGCAGTACTGGCTCATTTATATAGTCCTATGTCACTGGGGCGTTCACCTGCTGACCACGCGTCGCTGTCTTCTGTTGGAAGAAAGCCGCACCGTTCTACTTCTAATGCTTTGCGCATATATAAATTAAAATGCTCTTTGGCTTCGGCTTCTGATGCTTCGCCGTCTGATGCGACGCACTCTGGCGATAGATACGAGCCTAAGTCGTGATATATTGCGTCGGCTTCGCGTTGGTTTATTGGCAAGATGGGCTTTTCTTTAAGTCGATACATGCCATCTGTGTCTTTGTCAGTGCAATAAATAGTGTCACTCATGACTTGCGCTCCTTTGCGATTATGTTTGTGAAGTACTTAGCGTTTGAGCTGTATTTGTTGAAGAACTTAGCCCATGCACGCCATGTTTTTATGGTATTGCCGTCGGTGAAAGTGCGGTCAAATTGAATGTTTAGCGCTTTGTTATCTGTATCATCTTGTTGCATTACAAAAGTAAGATTTGGTTGGTCGCTTATTTGCCCCCAGCAATATACTTTGTCTCCATCGGGTCGTTCGTAGATGTAAGCAGGGCTTAACTCGTCTAAAAAGGTCACGATTCAAATTCTCCGTATTCTTCTTCGTAATCATCAAGTTCCCAAGGGCCGTCGTCGTTGCATACCTGAATTAAATCATCGTAGTCACCGTCATAAGTTTTGTAATGGCTATATTCGCCATCTTCAAATTTTTCTAAGGCTTCCTCTTCGTTGTTAGCTTTGACGTGGTGTACTTCTGTTGACGAATAAGACCTAAGTACTTCGTAAATTTTCATGATTCGCGCTCCGCGATTAGTCGGTCTAGCATTTCAGCGAATAAGTGCAAATGTGCGTGTATTTCGCCATCATCTTCGTAGTGAAATTGTTTTCTTGGTGTTAAGGCTGAAGCAAGGTCTACATAGCTTGGACCGTTGAGAAAAAGTTTGAACTGATGATTTTGTATATCTTTCAGTTGAGCTTCTTGATCTCGTTTTTGTTGGAGGGTAAGCCGTTCGGGTTTTGATAGTTTGCTCATGATTCGTCCTCCATGTCTTCTTCGTGAAGTCTTCTGCCATACTCAATGCCTGCGGTAATAGTGTCTTCGGCTACTTTTGAGTTAGGGGCACAGCCGTGCGCCATGTGTGTGTAATAAGATATGCCTGCAAATATTTGTTCGTGTGTGGCCATGCCGTCGGCCGCCAGTTCTGTGATGGCAAGTAATGTGTGTCGATAGGCATCGATGTTGTCTTGTGTACTCATGATTCGTCCTCTTCTGGATCGTCAAATGGGAAAATTACTCGCATGTAGTCGCCTTCGATGTCGACGACGTCCCACTCGTGTGTCGGGCATGTGTCGAGCCACGTCCATAATTCGTTGCTAGTCATGATTCGTACCTCTTGTGCAGTGTGTCGAGGTATTTATGGAAGTCATCGAGTTGGCACGCTACAAAGGCGAACGTTTGTGCTGCGTAATAGAATGTCTTTGTT